GGCGAGCTGGAAGGAACCCAGGCATCAAGACCCGTTATGACTGCATCATAATCACCTTCTTGATAAAGGTAATCCCCTGTCGCTCCTGAGTTAGCATTCCAATTGGCCGAGGCCGTAAGCTGGTCGGTATCGCCAGGCTTAAACTTGGAACGGTCAACCGCGGTGATGGTTGTTTGGTTTGATCTTACGGATCCACCACTTTTGGTTCCAGAAAGATCGAGCTTCATTCCAACCTCAAAATTGAAAACCGTACTTGGATCTTCTAAATCGCATGAGGTTGATCCTATGGTTGTGGTCGAGGCAATCTGACCAATTGCGCCGGATCCATCGCCATACAATCCTTTGGCAATTGAATCGCCAACAGACTTGATGATGTTGTCAATTTCTGTGGTGCTGGCCGATAAAAAAGCATATCGATCACCCTCTGAAGCAGCGACAGCTTCACCCGAAATTGTTGCTACACCGTATTTTGATACACGGGTAAGCAGAAAATCATCAATTTTTGATGCTGATGCGTTGGTTTGGGCGGTTGAAAACGTGCTAGAAACCCCTTGCCCTCTTCCATAAATAATTGGAATAGGCATGTTGCGCCCGCGAAATTTTGTGTCTTTTGGAAGTAATTCCATCAGCGGATGACTCTTGTAAACAAGATCATCAACCGCCTTATTTCTATAATATTGTTTTAATGCCGCATCCCAATTGGAAAGCGTGGTTGCAGATGCCATATAAATCTCCGTTGTTTAGACATCATGCGGACCTCCCTTGTGAGTCGAACACGGCAAGAGCTGCTTCGATACGCTCTCGGCGTGTTTTCGGCTCCCGCGTAGCTGGCGGAGAGGGCCGCGAAACACTGTTTCTGAGCGTTCTCGGTCTTTTCCTTGGAGAATTATCGGATGGCGTTTCCTGGGGGGTACTCTGGGCTGCATCCTTCAGCCCGATTTTGTCTGAAAGTTTTGCTGATCCAGCAAGACTTATGACAATATCCTCATAATATTTCTCAATATCGTCAAGCAAATTATTATGATCGCGTAATTTTCCGCTTTCTTTTGCCTCAATTTCTTGCAGCTGAAGAATCATCGGGACTGTATCATCCCATTTTGATCGTATCAGTTGATAATTATCATCGGAATCTACAATGTTTTTTAGGTTTGCCAGATAGTTATCAATTTGCTGTTTTTTCTGTGATTCCTCAAATGCTGATAATCGTTTTTCTAGTTCAGGATTTAATGCCTGGTTTTGCTGCTGAGGCTTCCCATCATTCAGCACCTGGTTGGTAGCCTGTTCATAGTTCCAGCCGACTTGATTCATGGCGCCAAGCATATCGCCGGATTCCGCGGCTTTTTTTGCATCCATGAAAGGCTTCAGCTCATCCTGCATTTTTTTCAGCTCTTCACGCTGGGCTTGCAGCTCGCGCTCTTTTTTTGCTTGTTTTAAAAATGCTTTGCTGGTCGATGTTTCTTTTTCTGGTGCAGCTGCTTCCGCTTCCGGCTCGTCTTCCGGCGGCGGCACTACTTCCAGAGGCACTTCAGGATCTGCATCAAATTCCTGCTGATCTACTTCGACCTCGGCCTCTTCAGAGGGTATATGGTCCTCTATCCATTCATTAATCTGCGCCGCGTCTATATCTTCCTGGATCGGCGCCTCTACGGTTTCCTGTCCTTGTAAATCTTCCATAATTATGCGGGTAAGGATTCAGCGGGTGGCGTGGCTGGTGCGCCGCCCATTATGTCCGCCATACTCGGCGGGGTTTGGCCCCCTTCAGCCTGGGGTGACTCCGGCAGCTGGGCGGGCTGCTCGCCTGGGGCCGCCGGAGCCTGGGCAACATTTGCAGATTGTTGCATCAGCTGCTGACATTCATCGATAAAAAGCAGCATCAAATTTAATTTATCCAGTTCCATTCCATCCTGTTGACCTTCCAGGTATGCCTGGATCATGCGCTGGCTGGCATATTGAAGATTCATGACAGGCTCAGGCCCATGGTAAATTCCATTATCTTCAATTTCCTGAATGCGCCAATCGACATCATTTTCCTGGGTTTCGACCAGGCTTGTAACGGATTGTAAATCTGGAAAATCCAAGAGCCGCACAATCTGGCCTGGATCTGTAATAATCTGATTATTGACCAGCTCGGAAACCGCCTGAAGCCTTCCGGCTGGGGTGGATGGCAACAGACTGACGGGGTACGGTTGCAGGATATAATCTTTTTCTGCCATCTTAATATCTTTGAAATCGATGGTCCGCATGGTGCGGTGAGCAATCCCATTAACAGGAAAAGATCCGCTTTCTGCTACGATTTCCTGAGCCAGATCCATGAACCATTGAGCTGCATCCATAAAAGCATTTTCATAACGCTGCGCTACGGAAATGAAACGCTCGGTTTCAATGTCATGATATGCTCGCAATGCGGCGCCGCTTTCCAGGCCCGCGGGCTTTTTCCCTGTTGCAGATAGTTCGGATACGCCAGCAATTTCATAAGCCCGTTGAAACAATCGATCCAGGTGCGCGTAGACTTCAGGGTGCATCGCCTGGGGCGTGTAGGTGACGGGCGGCTGACCTACGTAGGAAATAATTGAACCAGGTACATTTCTAAGGTGCGAATCGACTACGCGGCTGCCAGCCTGGACAAAAACCCACGGCACGCTGAGAAGGTGCATGGCTTGCTGGATCCGTAAGCAAAGTTTATTAATCTCAAACTGAACATTCTTCAGCTGCTCGGCCAGGGATATTCCAGCAAATCCGATTCCAGCCTCACCCCATTTTAAGAAAACAAACGGGTAACGGTCATAATCATATTGCTCTGAGCTTAAAACTAGATCCTTCATGGTGATGCAGTGCAGCCCGTCATCGCCGCCCATGACTGAGGGCAAATGCCAGGATTCAATAACTTCCAGCATGTCCGCTTCACGCCCCTCTTCACCGTCATAATTACTAATCTGTTCTGCCATAAAACGGATGTCGGCCTCTGCTTCAGGATACATCATAATAAGCGTTTCCATCGGCATCGATTTGATCTGATGCAGTGCTGGCGGCATTCCTGAATACATGGCGCTGTCAATATCCCAAACCAGTTCATTAGGAAAAACGCGCTCCGTAAAAAGATCCTGGCCATCACGCCCTACTTTCAAGGCCGCAATGTCAAAAATGCAGCTGTCCATAAATACATTTGGCATTAACCGAAAAAGATTGGTCTGATGAAATACACCTTCCATCATATCGCCTAGCAGCCTGGCCTTTTGGCGCAACTTATAATCACCGCGCTTGGTAAGGTACATCGGGCGCGGCTTCGACTTGCCGATCCGCGAGGTGAGCGTGTCCACCATGTTGCCAATCACATTCAACCGCATCCTAAAATCTTCAGCTCTGAGATTCATGGCGCGGGCCTCTGGATTAAAACGATCCAGGGCTTCATAATCCCGTTGCGTATACATGCGGAGCATGTCGAGATTCATGGTAAATCGGCCATAATGATCTTCCTTCAGCTTGTAAATAATATCGGCAACCGCGCTGCCAAGTTCGTTTTCATCTTTTTGCCACCAGAAACTCATATCGCCCTCCTGTTCAAGTATTCATCTTGCAGCTGCTGATCGTTTAATTGTGGCGGCTGCTCCATCATTGCTGATACATCTGGATGCAGATCCACCTCGATACCCATGCCTTTAAAACGGGCCACGCGGTTGTCACCAAGGAACCTTACCAGCTCCTTAACATCTTCAATTTTTTTAGTTAGCATAATTTTCCATAATAGGGCGAGCAGCTGCTCGGTTTATTGGGGTGCGGTCCTGTTCCTGGTTCATCATCATGGCAGCGGGCGGCACTACGGCCATGTACGGCAATCCTTTTTCTGCTGCTGATTTTAGTTTTTCGGAAAGGTTCAGGGTCCAAACTTTTTCTTGTATAGGCTTACCCATTCCATATTTGACTTGAGCATCTGGCACGTTTTCCTGGCCTGGCAGTTTCACCATCGGCGCTTCCTCTACTGTCAAATCCCCAACCCCTACCTTAGCGTCATATTTCTTGCCTAGTTTCTGCGCCGCGTTTTTCAGCACTTTGTCGTAAGCAATCATCAAAAAATGTCGCGGATCCTTTGGCAGTTTTAAATCGTCAACGGGAACCTCAATCATGTCATAGGCGTCACCGCTAGGCGCCAGATCCACCTCTGGATCAGTGCGCGTGTTAAAATCATCTTCTATTTTTGCCGCAAGTTGCTCGCCTACATATTCATCTAATTGGCTGCGCGAAATATCACCTGAATCCATATTTTCTTCACCTACGCCCTGGCCCATTATTCGATACTGTTCTGAACCATCTTTTTTCTTTGCCACGGTAAGCTCTTGAATACCCTCGACCAGCTGATTGTAACGCTTCATCTGCTGCTCGCCCGTGGTCCAGGCAATCTTCTCAAACCCGTTTTCTGACGCCCAGAGGATCATGCGCTTGAGGCCCAGCTCCATGTAATCTTTGGTATCCATAATGAACGGGCCGCGGTCCAAGCCCTTTTCCTGCACTGATTTAATAAAATATTTAGCGTTATTTTCAGCTTCTTGTGCAGTCATTCCGTAAAACAGATCACGGTTTTCGTATTTTTGGGGAGTCTGAACCAAAAACATTTCTGGCGCCCCTGGCCTTTTTTCGCGGCTTTTTTTAGTACCAGGCGGCAGCTCTATCATTGCCAGCTGTTCCGCCTCTATCAGCTCATCAATTTTAGAATCCCTTGCTATTAAAGCATCATAAGCGTCTTGAGTCATGCCAGCCTGTTCTCTTTCATTGGCTGACATACCTTGAAACTCCAAAAACTTTTCTGTGTTTGCCTCTTTTTCTGCTTCCAGCTGTTTAATTTTTTTGTTTGTTGCTTCAAACCCTTTAGGCCGGAAACCTTTTTTCTGGCCACGTTTTGCAATATCACTCTGGATTTCTTCGATCACCAGGATGCGCTCGCCAGCTGAATCTCTGCGCTCACTGAATCGGATATGCAGCAAGGGATTAGGTTTGTCCGTGTATTGATGGGATCCCATCCAAAGGGATTCAGTACCTTTTTCTATTTCAAAAAATTTATTAAATGCTTCGATTGCCTCTGCTTCTGTATCGTATGAGGTTCTGTCAACAATAGAACCATCCTCATCTACAATGGTAAATTTGCCGGATCCTGTTGGAACCTCTTTAACACTAAACCCTTTAGGCATCGATGGCTGGCCTGGCTTATCCCAATAAAGCACCAGCTCGC